CCTTAGTTATTAGTGTGTCTTTCGTATGTCCTATCAGAATAAAATGGTCTGTTAGACTACGAAAGTTGTCTATTACTGTTTTAACGGCCTCTCTCAAGTATAAGTATCCTGCACCTTTCTCTAATGTTCTCACATCGGTTCCTGTCCAGTTCTTTGCTATTGGGTTCATTCGATACAAGCTAGCGGCATATGGTAAACACATGTCTTCTAATCTTGTAGCGTTATCTATTGCAATGTAATCGTATGGTTTTTTTCCTGTTTCTGCAATTTTTGCTTTGATTGCTGTGGCTATTTCTCCAAGATCTGCGACGCTTCTGGCTTGAATAGCCATTGCCTCTAAAAATTCAGATCCACCTTCTAAGTCTACGATTAAGCAGTTATCTAGGGTGGATAATAGTGTCGTCTTGCCCGTCTTGGGTTTTCCGAATAACACTAAAAATCTTGGATTTAATATTTTTGGTATGTTCTTTATTGTTGGTAGTATAACCATTTTACTGTCTCTTTATTAAAGGAGCAGATGGTTTTTAATTTGATAGAATTGATAATATTTGATAGGTTTTGATATATTCATCTGCGCATTTAGATTACGCAAATATATTTTCGATAGTGACAGTATATTCAGTGACATACTGAGGTTTACGGATACTATAAAAAGATGGAAATGCAATTGCCTTTGGGATTATGGCGTAGCCAACTTTTGTACAAGAAGCGAATTCTTCTACATCAGTGATATTACCACAAAGTGGGCATGTTGCATATGTCGAGTAACGGTTGTTGCTTGACGTGGTAGGTTTGTTATTCGAAGCAAACATTGCTAAATGTTTCAGTGCTCCTGAAGTTTCTGTCATTAAATCGTAATTCGGCATATTGTGGCCGTCTTTTAGATAATTCAAATCTTCAACCCAATTTACATCGTGTGTTTTACTAGTACCAAAAGTTAAATGCGTTCCTGCTGGAGCATAATCAACACCCTTAATATCTCTTCCAAGAATATTTTTATATGGGGTATCAATACCTGCTACTGTTAACCATGGACATGCCGAAATGATTGTTTCAACAAATGCTGCTTTTTTCAAACCGAATCTGTCTTGTTTCTTTGTTGGCAATGTTACTGTAAAATTATATGAAGTATTCATGTTGTGTCTTTTTAAATTTTTATTTCTAACTGTTGTTGGGATTTCTCAACATCGTCTTCTTCTGGTTCTTTCAGGTTATTGTACTTTAAGTCATTGATAAATTTCAATATCTTAAGGTCTCCTTCTCTGTTTTTTCAAATTTGTTATCGTATAGACTCTTTATTCTATACATCTGCAATTTCTTTTTGTTATATTTGCAGTTCAGACTATATCATCACCCATTTAGGGTGTCTGGCGCTCGTGGGTATGTATATTCTGCATTGCAGTTTCAATACCTAGTCGTTGAACCTTGCGAAATCATTTAGATTAAGCCTTGGCTGCTGATTGTCTACTTCTAGATTTTCCAGCAATTCACCAAATTTTCGATGCCGATTACGCGGCAAAGTTCCAATAATAGTTTCCAGCGCTTTTTATTACATTATGTAGCGCTTTAGATATACTTGTTTTTTCTATATTTAACAGTTCTCCTGCCTCTTTTATTGAATTAAACTTTATTTTTTTATTTGTCTCTTTATTTGTTCCTTCTATTTTTTTCATATTTAATTTTGCAATTTCGACATAATTTAAATGAGGTGGAATTTTTCCTTTTTTTGACAAAGAAAATTTTATTCTAGATTCAATTGGCCATTTTTTTCCTAAATTGGTTTCGCAATCTATTCTTATGTTGTATCCAAATTCTCTATTTGTTGAGTTTAATTTTTTTATCCAGAAGGTTTCTTTTTCTGATAAATCCAACAGGGTTTCTATAAATTCTAATACTTTGAAGTCTAGATTTTCTTCCCCATACTTGTTGTATGCAGATTGTAAATGACTATTCCAATGTATATTCCTTCTAAGCATGTAAAAATGCTGTCCTTTTCTTCTATAGTGTCCTATTGCGGATCCTATGTATAATTTTCCATTGATTAAATTTTCAATGCAATATATACATGGTTTCCCATTTTTCTGTATATTTAATTTCTTCATATAATCTTGTTATACTAATATAACGTAATTAAATGAAAAATGTTCCCTATTCTTCTTAGAAAATGGAGGTATACACAATCTTTTACGGGAAGATTGTTGTATCCATAGGATAATAATCCTAGGACTTCAGGTCTGTGTATAACTATAACATAATCTGAACCTTGAAAAACGGCGTCACTTGATGACAAGTCGCTGCGTTGAGGGTAATGAAGCGAACTATTGTTTAGCCTTTCGGGTGATTCAATATTTCTGTTCATTTGTGATATCTGTATAATAGAAGTTTTACCAACTTTTTTGGCCCCTATTAGTTCTTTTTCTAAATCCACTATAATTTCTCTTTCTCCGCCGGTTCCACTTCCTCTAATTAATAGAGTATGGTCGATAATGACTACAAGCCATTTTCCTTTTGCTAGTGTATCTTGAAAAAATTTAATTGTTGTTGCTATTTCTGCTACATTTCCAGGTGAATCTACATAATAAATTGGGTAACTCATTATGGTTTTTGCCTGTTCTTGTATTCCCGCATACTCTTCGTCCGTTACAAGTCCTTTTTCTGAGGCACTATATAACTCTGATGTGGTTTTCTTTAGCTTGTATGATAGTTTCCTTCCTACTTGCCTGCTTGATAGCATTTCAAACGAAAATGATAGTATTACTATGTCTTCGTGTGGATTTAAATCAATAAGATCAGTTTCTAAAGTATTAACAAACGACGACTTCCCTGAGCCAGATACGCCTGCTACGGCATATATCGCATTTGGTTCAATTCCTCCCATTGCTAGTCGGTTGAATTTAGGCCATCTTGTCGCCAAGGAGTTTACCTTCTTGGTTCGCCTGTCGTGAATATAATTAACAATCTCATTTGTTGCGGTTGATATATGCCTGTAACCAAGCACTTTACTACTCGATGGCTGTACCATATACCTCCCCCGCATGTTTTTGAATCTTTTTATCTTTCATAAACTCATCATATAATAACCATTCTTCGGATAGCAGCCATTTAGCCATCCTCTTCATGTACCCTAATGAATTTCCTCTCTTCCTAGTCTCCACTTCGAATTTGAGACAATCCATTAAATGATCATGTTTGGTTTTACTTTTACCAACTATTTTATCATAATACTTTCTACAGCGAGATATGTCTCCTCGTAGATAATCCTTTAAGCCATCATTTCTCAGCACGGATGCTGGGTATGCCTCAAAGAATTCAGTAAAATAATCTTTTACTTTAATTTTAGTCTTAAAGTTTTCAGTAATAATTAGTTTTGAAAAATCCTTTTCATCAAAAATTGATTCTTTTGTTAATATATCTTTGTCTATTAGGTTATTTATATCATCTTCATCTAATGGCACTACGTCCAAAAGAGGTCTGATTGCAGTTTTGCTCATCAATAAACTAATCAATATAAACTGATTTACTGTAATTCCGAGACGTTTAGCCTCTTCCAAATCTAGTTCTATCAGCATCTTTATTTACTTTTTTAAGTTAAATATGGTGTGATAAGGTTTGAAATGATTTGTTATTCTTTCATTAAAACATTTGTGAAAGCTTGTTCCATTTCTGGGGATATTCTTCCGTTATGCTCTTTCATGTATTTATCTATTGAGATAATATGATCCTTTGTTAATTCGTTGACTTTTCGTGTTAGCGGTTCATCTAAAGGGTTCATGTCTTTGTCGTATATTGAAGTCCAATATAAACATTCTTCTGGTGCAATTCCTTGTGACATTAAAATGTCTGGTTCTTCTGCATGCCAAATCATAATATCATTTGGCACTAATTGCATGTTTATAAGCACTTGGCCTATTCGTTGGTCTGGATTTTCTTTCCAATATTCCGGAACAGTTGGTTTGATTGCATATGCAATTTTCTTATCGTAATAAATTTCTTTATCCAATTTCCATCTGTTGTATAACAGGTCATTCCAATCGACTTTCTTTAAAAAATCATCTATTCTTTCAATTGGTCTCATTTTTCTTTTCCTTTTTATATTCATAAAAAAT